GGCAGCAGTTGATGCCTATTGCAAGGCTAAAGGTATGTCACAGAGTGACACAGAAGATTTTGCCGATGAGTTAATTGGTAAAGTATTAAGAGAAGGGGAGTTTTAATGTACGAGGTACGCATTACAAAAAGTATTGAACGAGGAATGTTCAATGTGGATTTAGTTGCATGGGAGCGCAATGGAAGTGGCGTTGCTCATGGAAAGGCATTCAAGGTCAATAGAAAAGCGGCAGATAAAGAGGCCGCTAGGGTTGCTGATCTTTATGGTGCAGAAATTGTCGATAAGACGAAGGGAGATTAAAATGTTGTATTTTTCTTATGGATCAAATCTTGATGTGCTGCAAATGCAGCACCGATGCCCGAAGGCAAGGCCGTTAGGCGCGGCTTACTTCCCGAATTGGAAGTTAGTATTCCGTCACGTTGCCGACATTGAGCCGGAAGATGGCGCGATGCTGCCAGTTGGCATCTGGGATGTGACAGAAGATTGTTTGAAAGCCCTAGATCGTTACGAGGGGGTAAAGCATGGTTTGTACCGCAGGGTATTTATCAATGGCATGTTGACGTACCGCATGAATAATACCGACATTGCGCCGCCAGCTAAAGGCTATTTCGATACGATCATGAAAGGCTATAAAGATTTCGATCTTGACGAAACCTATTTGTGGGGGGCGGCTCTTGATGCCCAAAACCACATGACTGAAAAAACTGCTTGACAAGCATTGCAATCATTGCTTGAGTATATGTGTCTTAACAAACAGAAGGGGTAAAAACAATGAACGTCTTATTTTTTTCTGGCGAATTGCCAATGGATCACAGACCTTGTTTCGATCATGAGGCAAGAAGCCTTGCTGATTACTGGGTTGAGGTTGGTGAGGTTTTGAACTGGGATCATGCGTATGAAAGTGCATGGGAATATATTGAGTGGGAGGCAAAAAAAGATGTTTGAATTGATTGATCCAGCGTATCCAGATGCCGCAAGTGACGAGCGTCTGGTTCCGATCTTGTCTGAAATTATGAAGTTGCAGACTGAGATCCAAAGCGCACAGTGGGAAGGCCGCGATGCTACAGCGTTGTCGCAGCGGCTGCGGTCTTTAAACAAGTCTTACATGGATGGAGCGGTTTATGAGCCACAGTTCTGAAAAATGGTGCCGCGTTTGGTGGCGTGACGGTCAGGGTGGTCAAATGTTCAAAGAAAATGAATTAGGTGAGATGGCCTTGCGTTATGGCTTTGATCCATATGATTTTGTCGCTAATGAACAAGTTGATTTAACAGACGAAGACGGAGATATCGTGGGGGGTGTGATCTATGACTGTTAAACGTATTGATATGGCGCTTCATGTGCAGCAGCTATGCGCTGAAAATGGCATCACGGTAACGTACCAGTCTATGCATGACGAGGTTCCGCGTTACTATGCTCAACCAGCTAGTCGATTGATCTGCATCAGGCCGACAAAAAACACAGGGTACTATGTTAGTGCGCTGCATGAGTTGGGTCATATTCTTGGCGATAAACAAAAAAACGATAATACAGTGCTTGAAAGAGAGTTGTATGCGTGGATTTGGGCTAGACAAAAGGCTCTTGTATGGACTGAAACAGCGGAGCGCATTATGCGCCGTGCTATGGATAGTTACGGCTGGAAAGCGCACCAAAAGCAAGTGTGGGAAAGGACGTTTGATGTTGAAGCTTGAAATTATTCCAGGATTGCGCCCAGAAGATAGTTCTACTGGATGGGTCTATAAAATGCGTAACAAAGATGATGATCTTGACGCTACTCGCAAATACCATGAGAAGCACCCGCCGAAGGTCGGTGATTTGGTCGTGGTTTTACATACGGCGTCACATTACCGAATGCAAAAGCCGCATGTGACAACAATTAAAGCGATTACCGATAGGGGTCGTATTGTTGTTGATCATAACCATGAGGCATGGTCAGGCAAAGCGTTTTGGAAGTCGGGACAAAATTGCAAGGCTCCGAAGGGGCAATGCTGGTTAGTCCCCGCTGAATTATACAGAGACATTCCTCTTACGCATGATACAGATCGCCAAAAAACTTCTGAAAAATATCGAGAAGAGTCTGAAAATGAGCATCTGAGTGTCACTGAAATGTCGAAGATGTTGGGTGGGGCGCATGAGTACCTTAAACAAATTCAAATCCTGATATCTGAGTGCGGCTTGACGGCAGAACAAGCAGATAATGAATTAAGCAGGGAGTTGAAAAGCGAAATTGATTTAGCAGGCACAAGAGATTGGCTTGGCAAGCGCATTACGCGGGATAGGATCCGTAATCATAGCAGATCTTTTTATAAGAGGAGGGCGTAACGATGAGCAGGCATGGCAGCCCGATGGATCGCGGCGCGGCAGATAAGTATTATGGCAGGCCTTATGATCCGCATTGGTATCCCGATGGCACATATAATGGGGAAAGGGTCGAGTTAAAAGACATGACACCCGATGAAATTGTGTCTTACACTAAAGGCTACAAAGAAGAGGATAGCCGCAAAGATTGGGGCGAAGGAGTTAAAAATGTCTGAGCAAAATAGAATGTATTGGGGTCTAAAAGAGTTGCGGTTCCTGATGGACGAGGACGTTGCTCTTGATCGGATTAAGGAAAAGGTCGATGCCTTGATGAATGTATCGCTTGGCTGTCAGTGCAGCGAGCGGTATAACTATGTTGTTGACCAGCAGAAACGGGTTGTAGAGGTGGACGGGAGCGAAATTGTTCGTCTTACTACAGCAGATGTGAAGTGCCACTGGAACGTGGATCTTCACATGAGGCCCGGAACAAGTGAAATTGTTCGTATTGAAGCAAGGAGGGTTTAGTGGGAGTTCCGTCAAGAGAAGATATTATTGCGGCGTTGCGTCTGCCGGAAGTCGCGCCAGCAAAGCATAGGGTTCATATTAGAACAGATGTTATAACACCAGCGCAAAAGTCGGTGAAAAATCGGCTTAAAAGGTCTTGGGCTGCTAGCCTAGAAGATCAGTTGCGTAAGAAGGCTGGTGTGAAAAGGTCAAAATGGGATGGGTAATCGTGTGGTAAATAAATACCACATTAACCAGAATTCAGTTAACTTTTACTTACCTACTTACCTAGTTACCTATAGGTAAGTAAAACGTAGGTAAGTAATAAGTTACTGAATATATTAACGAAATCGGTTTACTTACCTGCCCCGATTTCTTCTGTAGGTAAGTTAAGAGTTGGGTGTAAGTCATTGAAAAGGCCTATGGTTACAAAGTTTCCTATGGTTACATATATATATATATGGGTAGGTAGTGTAACCTACCCCATATACGAAAGTTAGAAAGACGCGCAACATGCAACAAAACGGACTGAGTTCTTGCTCGATATGCAGCAAGCTTCATGATGCAGGAAATCTGATTGAGTTGAACGGCAACTCTATCTGCTTTCCGTGTTCAATGTATGTGCAGTGGGAAGATATTGATGAGGTGCGTAGACCGAGCGATTACGATAATGCTTTGGATCAGCAGCACGAAAATAAAATAATTTCACTTATGCTAGAATTTGCGGGGCTTCAAGAAACAGCGTCAGGGGTGGTATACTACCCAGACGAACACCACGATAATGTTTACCATTTAGTGGGAACGAATAGAGAGGATTGAATATGCCAAAGGTCGGAGAAGATTTGCCAAAAGAAATGCGCCTTGCGGGATACAAAAGGCTCAAGCCAATACAGCAGGAGTTCTTAAACAATTACTTGCATAAAGACATGACACAGACAGCAGCAGCGAGAGAGGCGGGATATAAGAATGCCTCTGTGTCCGCTGTACGGCTGCTAAAAAACCCAGTGGTGGCAGAACGCCTGCAAGAGATGCGCCTAGAGACACAGGCCAAATTTGGCGTAACAATCGACAAGTCTATTCGGGATTTAAAAAAGCTTCGGGATCAAGCGTGGGAGAACGGGCGATTTAGCGAGGCTATTCGTGCGGAAGAGCTGCGTTTGAAGGCAGCAGGGCTACTTATCAACAAGCAGCACGTTGTCAAGGAGGATATTACAGCACAAACAAAAGAACAAATTGCCGATAAATTGGCTGAATTCAAGCGTTTGGCTGAGTCGCGCATGGTAAACGTAACACCAGATGTAGACGTTATCGAGCATGAACCACAAAATATAGTGGATGATACAGAGGATGCGGTAGAATAGTACCACACACCCCGTGCGGGGGGAGGAGGCGGTCTTCGGGGCCTGCTCGGGGCCTTGTAGGCGTAGATTTGTTCGGGTTCGGGGCCTGAATCGGGCCTTTTCGGGGTCTTCG